CAGGTCCATCTTGTTCTGGTTGTTCGCATTGATCGGCGTCCCCTGCTGGATGATCTCTCCGGGCGCTCTCTCTAAAGTGTAGAGGTCGTCCGTGAGATGTGTCAGCCTGACGCGGTTGGGGTACTCGACAACATGGTCGAGCCAGTTGATCGGGTCTCTCATGTTTTTCGCCTCCTATTCTTCTTCCTGGACGATCCGGATCGTGAACCGGTACATGATACCGGCCGGATAACTCGCCTTGTTGAGCGTGATGTCCGTATTCTCAGCCCACATCGTTCCACTGTTGTCGTAGAGGCGGATTCCCGTGATGGTGTCCGGGCAGTCCTCACCAAAGAAGACGTAGATGCCCAGGCGGCCATCCGACAAGGTCTTGATGTCGTGAATGCTGACCCTTGACCAGGAGCCGCTGCTCCGGTAAGTCGCATAAGCGATGTCCCTGGCGATGAAGTTCTTGATATTGGTCAGCCCGTTCGTGATTGTCATCATCGGTCGTCTTTCCTCCTATTCGTTTTCGGTGTTAATTTCTCCGGACAGCGGCATGATGGTCTGGCCGGAACCTTCCCCGGATGAGAGGTCGATAATGGTTCCGTCTGAGGCGTATGCTGTCGACAGGAAAGGCAGGGTCCCGCACAGTGGTGGGTCTGTCTTGTAGGCGCTTTCACCTGTCTTGAGCTTCAGGGTCGTCTTTTCCTCAAAGATCAGGGCGTCAAACCGTGACCGGACATTTTTGATGCTCTCGATGAAGGAAGCGAATTTTCTCATCGCCTCCGCTGCCTGGCCGTCACCGATCAAGAGCACCGCTCTGAAGTGATAAGGATCCCCTTCGTAGGTGTACCACTCTTCGATATCTCCATAACCGAAGGCGGCAACCATAAGCTCCTTGACGGAGGAAGTCGTTCCGGCTTTTCCATACCATTTCAGAGTATTTTTTATAATTGTTTTTTTTGTTTCAACATCGAGCGTGCTGTCGTAGTACATGGTCCGCATCTCGGCCGCCAGATAGTCAAGGACCTTTTCCTGGACGTTGTCAAGATTGGCATAGACCTGTGTCTGATCAGTGACGCTCCGGGCCGCATCCAGGGCCGTCTTGATGGCGTAGGAGAGGGCCAGGATCTCCGGCGACTCCTTTTCCGGCCACAGATCAGCGAGCCCGCCTTCATTGATCCTAATCATTCTCTAATCCTCCATATGTGACGGTCTGGCTCGATACCTTGGCTACACAGCCAGTAGGAACGACAGTGAAGACAGGAGAAGAGATTTCCACCCTCTTGGCGCCCGCCGAGATCACGCGCTTCGTAAGCTCTGAGGGGTTGATGTCCCTGCTGATCTTTTCGCCCTGCCACTTGATGTATCCCGCGATGGCATCAGCCACCTGGTTTTGGATCGTGACCGCCTTCACGCTGTCGCTGCTATTAATGTAGTAGGTCATATTGATGGCATAGTCCTGCGGAGTCGGCGCTGATACGACCACATGGTCGGTCAGCGGACGGATCTCCGCGTCCTCCAGGTAAGCCTGCAGACCAGCAATGACTCCCGCCCCGGGTATCGTGCCATCATCCATGATGAAGCAGATCTGCACGACTGCGTCATCGTCGCTCGTGATCTGGGCGTCCGCGATGGAGGCATTGTAGCTCTTGATCCAGTAGAGATACGCATCATGCGGGCCGGCCACAGAATAACGCGACGGTGCGATAAAAACGCGCTCCTTCATGTCGTCGTCGCTCTCAGCATCAGCCCCGCCACTGCTGGTATCGACATTGGTGACCTCGTCGATATATGGCAGCGGATCCGAGAGGGTGTTGATCTCTCCAGGTGCGAATCCGTTGCCGACCGCTCCGGCAGTTGCGCAGGTTGCCGGGACGTCGATGTATTCATCGCCCGCAGGGATCTCCGCATATTCTGCAGTCTCGAAGTAGATCGAGCCGTCAGGGGTTGCCCTGGTACCGGCAGGAATGCTGGTGGCGCTACCCTGGACTTCGGAGATCGTGAAGCGGAGCATCACCGATGCGGCGGATGCCGGCAGCCTCGTGATCCCCTTGAAGGTCCCGACATTGTCCAGGAATCCCCCGTACGTGTATTTTAAGAGATTGACCTTGCCAGCCCTGTCAATGTAAAGGTAGGCCTGAAAGATCACGACAGCGCAGGCGTAGAGCAGGATCGTCATCGGATCCGCCCGCTCAAGCGTGAGAGGATCCCCGGTGATCTCTTCAAACTTCTCCTCGTAGGCCTTCACCATCATGTCTTCCAGCCCCGTCAGTGTTATGCCGTCGATAAAACTGATATCAGGCATGTTTTCGAGTTCCGCGATCATCCTGTCCTCCTTCCTATCTTCACAGTCAGATCCATGTCGCCGTCAGGCGTGCCCTCTGCGGTCGCGCTGATCACCCGGATGCCCGGAATAAACTCGTCGACCTTTTCGGCCAGCTCCGCCACGAGGGAGTTGACGACGACGGGCTGTGGTTTTGATAAAGTTCCCAGAGGGATCCCGAATCCCCGGCTTCCGGGGATGGTCCCTTCCACGGAGATGATGAGGGCCATGATCTGGTCGTGGTAGATCTCCAGCTGGATCTCTTCATCAGATTTCAGTGTGATATCACCAATTTCAGCCATTCTCCTCACCTCCTATGTGTATTCTCTGAATGTCACATCAAGGGTAGCCTTCGCAAGCTCCCCCATGTTCATGACACGTTCCCAGGCCTCGCCGACGCTGACGATCCGCATCTTGTTGGAGCCGACCGTCTTGCCGCCGACCACCAGGTAATCGACCGTTCCCTTCTCGCAGGCCGCCGCGATGGCATCCATGGTCTCCCTGGGCTTTACGCCATGTTCGGCGGAGAGGGTAATGGTCATCTTGACGTCCTGCGCATCGGGCCCACAGAATTCAGCCTTCGGCTTCTTTCCGACGATCTCGTGTTCCTTCCAGCGCCCTGCGACCTCCCTCTTCATGTCTGCGAAGGGCAGGAGCTTGTTCGCGTTGGCAGCAAAAACGATCGTATTCCCGAAGCAGCCGAGTCCTGATGGCGGCACGTACTTGGCGGCGCTCTTCTGGGTGGTATTCTTGCTTTTCGTTTTCTTTGACGAGGCGCTCTTGGTCTTTCCTTTTTTCTTCGTGGTCTTCGTCTTGGCACCACTCTTTACGACGTCGACCAGCTTCGCCTTTTTCTTTTTCTTCTTCTTTTTGGCCACGTGATCACCTCCTTACGATCCGTGGACTTCGCCGTCTAAGACGATCTTCGCCGCGTGGATCGTGATGGTCCCGTTCTTGTACTGGATGTAGGCCTCGCCGGCCTGTCTGGCCAGCTCCTTCCTGAAGACATTCTTCCCGGTCACCGCGGACCGGTTATCATCGTTCCAGTATTTGCCCAGGCAGATGCCGGCAGCCATACCATTCGGAAAATGCAGGACGACCACATCATCCCCGACAGCCGGCATCTTGTACTCGTCATCCAGGGAGAGGCAGGGAAACATATCTGTGACCGACTTGTCCCGGTCTTCATACACGACAGAGACCATGCCTTTGTTGTAGTCCACGGAGCTGACTTCTCCGATCCGGATCACATCATCCATGATTTCCTCCTATCTGGCAGTCAGGCGCTTCTGACACTTGTGCATCTCGACCTTCTGCTCTATACCTTTGGCGGAGAGTGAATAGGTCACTTTGTCCACGTAATACTTGCCATCAGCCTTGCCGAGGCCCTTCACTGTGACCGTCGCAGTCGCAATGATCTTCGGATTCGGCCAGATGGTCCCGGACAGGACCGTGGCGCCCTCATTGGCCTTGTTGACCTGGGCGGCCGCCTTCCGCTTCCCGTCCTTGAGACTGCTCATCTGCTCCGTGATCGCGAGGGTCCGGTTGCCCTTGGCGCCTTTCTTCCGGAATCCGATGTACCCTTTCAGGGTCTTCTTTTTCTTCTTGCTGTTCTTATAGGCGAAGGATGCGCCGGTATATGTCCCGGTCAGGGTGTCCGTAAATTCCCAGTCATCATCGACGAAGCTCTCCCGGTTCAGGGTGGCGATCGCCTTCTTCCTTTCGTACCGGCCCTTGTCGAAGATGATGATCTTGCCAGCGAAGGCCTTCATGCCCAGGCCGTACTTCTCACATATTTCGTAAAGGAACGAGCTGTCGTCCTTCTTGCTCTGCTCGTAGGATGACAGCTGGATCTTCTTCGCGTCATATGTCAGCTTCAGCTTGTACCTCTTGCAGATCTTCTTGGCAATCTGCCGGATGGTGATCTTCTTCCAGGTCTTCGTCCGGTTCCTCGTCCTGAAGGATGAGGCTGCCGGCATGGCCAGGCCGGAGAAGGCAGCCTCCAGCGGGCCGCCTTTATATCCGATCTCGTCAAGGATAAAAGTACCGAGCGGGAGCTTTGTACTGCTGTCGGCGCTTTTCCAGTTTGTAAAGATCAGGTTTCCCTTGATCTTGTCGCCCTTCTTCGGGTACCAGGAAGAGAGCCACTTCATGTCGATGTTCTGAAGGGTCAGCTTGATCGTGTCGCTCTCACCGCTTGCGATGTCTGCAAATTCCAGGGACTTCATGTAGTTACTGAGTACGGTCTTCACATTTTTCCCGTTAAAAGATATATCTGGGGAGACCTGTCTCGGGTCGCTCATTCTGCATCCTCCTCACTTTCGTCGGCGCTGTAGTCGTCCTCGTCTTCAGTGTCCTCGTCGTCGTCATCATCGACTTCCACATCTTCGTCAGTCTCGACGTCGCTGTCGTCCTCGTCGTCTGAGTCGTCGTCCACGGTCCTCCAGAAGGGAAGGTCTTCATCGACTTCCTCCGGAGGATCCGGCAGGACGATCTCAGTCCCGGCAGAAAAGACGAGGATGTCCAGCAGCGACCAGTTCGCCTCGATCAGCAGTTGCATGAAGCTCTCACTTCCATACTGCTCATAGGCGATGGAGTCCCAGGTCTCTCCCTGGGACGTGATGTATGTGCTCGCCATTAGGGCATCCTCCTTTTGTTACGCGAAGGACACACGGCCCTTTTCGCGCAGGTATCTCTTCATATACTTTTCAAATTCAGCCTGGCTCATCCGGTTGGCTCCATCCAGGTCTTCTCTGGTAGGCGCTCCGCCCTCGAAGCGGTAGGTCGGACTGTAGACGATAGTCGGCCCGCCCTGGTCCACGTTCGTGGTCCCACCGGCCGGAGCTCCTCCGGATCCTCCGGATGCGATCTCTGAAATGACGGCTGACCTGCTAGGCCTTGCCGCCTCTGCGATGCTTCCGCTGGACGCTTCGTCCTCGATCGGGCTGATCACGGCCATCTGGGCCATCGCTCTGGCCATGGATGCGACAGCTGATGCCCGGTTCTTCATACCCTGGATCAGGCCGGCGTCGGTCTGCTCGCCTGTCTCAGTAGTTACCCGCGACGGGGACTTGACCTTCAGGGCGGAGTTGATCGCAGCGGCTGCCGCTGCAGCAATACTCCTAGCCGTGGCCATGACGCTCCCCCTCCTGGCGTTCATACCTGAGATCAGGCCGTTCATAGCCTGAGATCCGGCAGACCGGAGGTTCATGGATGCGAAGGTAGATCTGATGCTGTTCGCGGTAGACCTTGCTGCTTGCACAGCTCTGGATCCTCCGCTCCTTACGGCTGCGACGAAGGCGTTCATCTGCGTCCTGGTGACTGCGACCGTCTGCGCCATGCCGGTGCTTGTGACGGCCCTGATCTGCGTCATCCCCGCTGTCGTAGCAGATACGGATGCAGATGCTGTTGAGGTTGCTGTGCTCCGGATCGACGCGCCTGTGCTTGTCACTGCGGTGCGTATGGTGCTCAGAGGACCAGTGAAGACCGTGGCCACTCCACTCGTCCCTGCAGATGCCGCCGTTCTTACCGCAGATACTGCGGAAGACATTGTGGCTGGCCAGGACGATGCCCCGGTCTGAAGTGCTGAGTTGATGGCCGACATTCGCGTGCTCACTTCCGTCTGCATCGAGCCCATGGCGTTCCCGAGTCCGGAGACGGCCTCCTGCATGGCTGCCTGCAGGTTTTGGCCCATCGTCTGGATATCTGTCTGGACCTGGGAACCGGCGCTGGTGATCGCAGCCCCTGCCTGCGTGAGATTCTGGGCATAGGTAGTTCCCCAGCTGGTGTCTGGCGCCGAGATGGATCCGCCACCGACATTCATGCCGGACTGCATGGCGTTCGACATGGACTGAGAGGCGGCCTGGACCTGTCCGGCCGACGATTCCAGTCCGGATGCGTATGCGTTGCCAGCGGCCGCGCCGTTGGCCTGGAGCGCACCAGTATCTGGATTCAGGATCTGGGATGCCGCGCCGTTGGCCTGTGTGGCTGCAGAAGCGATGGCTCCGGACCCTGATGTAAGTCCCGTGGCGTATGCCTGGGAAGCTTGCTGTCCTGCCTGCTTCACGGCTCCGGTGTCTCCTGAGACGCCTGTTGCGTATGCCTGCGAAGCCTGCTGTCCCGCATTGGAGAAGGCGTCCACGGATGTGAATGCCTGCCGGGCTGAAGTGGCAGTGGTGGACGCCGCGCTCATGACCGCAGGTGCTCCGGCGCTCATGCCGCTCGCATAAGCCTGCGTGGCCTGGATGCCCTGGCTGTTCCAGCTTCCGGCACCAGTGCCCTGTATAAAAGCGTTTTCTGCCTGGCCTGCAGCCTGCTGGCCCGCTGTCTGGATCGCACTGGATCCGGATGCGATGCCTGCAGCATATCCGTTCGAGATCTCTGCACCAGATGCCTCAGCGCTTCCGGAGTCTCCTCCGGTAAACAGTCCCGTGATTCCTCCGACGATCCCGCCGCCGAGGCCTTTCAGGCCATTCATAATCCCGTTGCCAAGCGAGGTGATCAGCTGACCGCCGACTGAAATCCAGTCCACGGAGAGGATCCCCTCAACGATAGAGCCCAGGATGCTCAGGATGGCCGCCAAGACGTTCGGTATGGCCATGATGAGGCCGTTCACGAAGGTCTGCATCAGCTGGAGCGCTGCCGGGAGTATAATCCCTGCATTAGCTGCGATGCCCTGGATGAATGTGAGGACTGCCTGTATGGCTGCCTGGATGATCATCGGGATCGCTGTCGTGATGCCCTGAAGGAGCTGCTGGAACATCTGCTGGCCATTAACACTCAGGGATGAAGCGAGGCTCGCGATAGTCTGCGCGAAGGCAGTGACCAGCTGTGCGGCGATCGGACCGATCATCGGCAGGAGCGTGATGATCCCCTGGAGCACGGCCTGGACGATCATCGGGACAGCTGCCGCGATCTGCGGGAGCGCCTGTATGATTCCGTTGGCCAGCGCCTGGATCAGCTGAACGCCTGCTGTGATGATCTGCGGGAGATTGGAGACAATGGCTTGGATCAGGATCATGAAGATCGAGATGGCCGTCTGCGCGATCATCGGGATGCCTGTCGCGAGTCCGTTCGAGAACTCAGTGATCATCTGTGTCGCCGTGTTGATGAATCCGGGTACCTGCGAGAGGATGCCGTTGATCAGCGACTCGATCAGTGGCGGCCCCTGCTGCGCCAGAAGGCTGCCGGCCTGGGCGATGCCCTCGCCGATCCCCTGGATGAGGTCGAGCCCGACGCTGATCGCTTCAGGGATCGATGTTCCGAGACCTTCAAAGAAGTAGAGCAGACTCTCCGCTGCCGACTGCAGGATGCTCGGAGCCGCCTGGGCGAGCCCCTCCATCAGTGTCCTGACGACCTGCATACCAAACAGGCGGAACTGTGCCTGGCCTCTGAAGAATCCGCTCGCAAGAGACGAGAGGATCTTTCCGACGCCGGTGGCGATCTGTCCCTGGTTCTTCGTAAATCCATCCATCAGGGCCTGCATGGCGTTGCCTCCAGTGCTTGCCAGTTGCGGAAGGATCTTTGCCGCAGCATTGACGGCATTCAAAAAGACATCCGGCAGAGCTGCCGCGATGCCCTCGAATCCTCCGGTGCGCATGGCCTCAGACAGGATGCCGATCTGCTTGGTCCCGAACTGGACGGCGCCCCTGAGAGGCTTCTGAAGGCCGTCATAGATCGCGATGCCGGTATCCTGCAGGGCACTCTTGAAGATCGAGAGGTCGCCCTCCAGGTTGTCGAGCTTCGCCTCTCTCATGGCATCCAGCGCGCCGGTGGAGTTTTGCAATTCTGTCTGCAGAGCCTGCCATTCCGGGATTCCCTCTGCAGTGGTGTCATTTAATCCGCCCAGGAGCTTGTTGAGATCCTTGACATGCTGCTTTCCGCCGAGGGCGGCAAGGGCCGCATTCCGCTCTTCATCAGACAGACCCTTCGTGGCCTCGTTGACCTTCTGAAGAGTTGCCTGCAGGCCGATGAACTTGCCGCTGCTGTCGAAGGCTGAGATGCCGAGCTGGTTCATCATCTTGCCTGCCTGGCCAGTTCCGGTTGTCAGGTTGGTCATGATGGCGGAAAGCGCCTGGCCGGCTTCACCGCCCTTTCGTCCGCGGTTGGCCAGGACGCCCAGGGCCGTGGCCGATTCTTCGATCGGGACGCCCAGGTCTTTCATGGTTCCGCCGACATTCAGGTATGCCTCCATGAGCTGCTCCGCGCTCTGATTGGAGCTGTTCTGCGCTTTGGTGGCGACATCCAGGTATCCCGGCAGCTCATTCACTGTGAGACCCAGGGACGCCATGGAGTCGGTTACCAAGTCGGAAGTCCTGGCCAGATCCATGCCGGAGGCTTCTGATAGTTTCAGGACCGATGGAAGGGCGGCGATGGATGTATCTACGTCCCATCCGGCGAGGGCCATGTATTCGAGGGCGTTCGCGCTCTCTGATGCAGTCTTTGAGGTTGTCCGGCCCATCTCAAGGGCTGCCTCCCTCATCTTGTTGAAGTCTTCCCCGGATGCGTTCGCAGTGGCAGCGGCCGACGACATGGCCGTGTCGAACTGACGGCCGACGTCGATGCTCTTCTTCGCGATCACGCCCAGGGCCACGCCGGTCCCGACCATGGCGGCCGAGACTGCGGTGAATCCCTTCACGCCTGTCGGACCGATGGCTCCGAGCATGGCGATCTGCTTCATGGCTCCCCTGATGGATCCTCCGAGCGATTTATCAAGTTTTCCGGCGATCTTTATCGCGATTTTGTACTCTTTCATTTCTTCTGAGACTTCCTTAATTCGATTACATCGTCACATAGGTCAATCAAGTCAAAAAGGGACAGGCCCAGAAAGTAATCCAGGCCCGTCCCCAGGTTGAGTGATAAAGATATGCAACTTTTTCGGAGGTCTACTAAATGCTCGGGATTTATTCCTCTCCGAAGAAAAAAGAAGTGACCTTGTTCTTGATCTTGATCGCGTCCTTCGGCCGCAGCGCCTTGAAGAACTCCACCGGCCTCTTTGTCGCATAGGATGCGATGACCAGCGTATACTCGAGCGCCATCTCCGGGAGCACTGTGGCGTTTCCGGATGCGTTTAAGACCTTGTTCGCCTTGATCATATCATTGGCGCTCAGGTCATCCATGCCGCTGAGGTCGACCTCACTGATTGTCTCGCCTTCAAAGTTATAGGCGCGCGTGAACTTCACGACCAGGTCATTCTCCTTGTTTTCTACGATCTCTCTCGTAACCTCAACGATATCAGCATTTTTCTTTTTCTCTTCCATTCGTTTATCCTCCTACTGTTTTAGCACTGCTGCCTGATCTTTTCCATCAGGTCTACGCCATTGATCGAATACTTAAAATTCAGCTTGTCCAAAGTCACGACATTCTTGCCGTTGATGTCGATGGAGATGTACTGGATCTCAAGCTCGACCTCGGGCTCCATCTTCTTACCCTTGGCCATGGTGCCCATCTTTGTGGTCTTGGCCTTGCCGCGAACTACTACCTTGACAGGATAGTAGTCTGTCACGCCGGTCGTCGGATCCATGCACTGCATGGATCCTCGGAGCGTGAGAGTCGGCGGGGTTGTGGTGTCTAAGATCGCAAAAAGGTCCTCATATAAAACAGAGAACGGGATCTTGATCTGCATGGAGTCGAACTGGCCGGTGACAGGTTCCTCAAGGGTTCCGATGATGCCGGACCCTTCGATAGTGTCCGTGATGGCCTCGAAGTCGGGGAGTTCTACCTCCCCGGAGATCCCGATCAGGACCTGGCCTTCATTGTAGACATTATAGTGGTTTAATACTTCCGGTAATACTGCTGCCATTCTTATTCACCTCCAAGTACGCGAGCGAGCAGGTCGGTGTCGTAAGACAGGATGTCAACGATCTCCTGCGCCGGGGTGTACGGTGCGATCATCTGGCGGAAGGTCATCTTGCCGGCCAGGATATCCGTGACAGGATTATCCTCGGTCCGGTATTCGATCTTTGCTCCTGCCCACTTGTCTGGAGCGTATGCCGCGCAGCGGATGTTCTCCGTGTCGACAATGGACTCGATCAGGACCCGATTCATCGGATCATCGACCTTGCTGAAGTAGGTCAGGATGAAGTTGTTCCCCTGCCAGTTGAACATCCGGCGTACTGGAAGCCAGATGTCCTTCGCATCGGTGCTGCTTGGATAAGCTGCGGTATAGTTGCCCCAGAGTCTCCACCCGTTGACATTGACCGCAGTGATCACGCCGTAGGTGTTGACAGTAGATCCCTGATCCATGTCGATGGTGACCTCGGTGCCATCGGCCAGGCACTGGCCGGTCACGCCGAGCATCTCATTGGATGGACTCTTGAAGGGCACATCGTCGTTCTGTGCGTCGTAGTAGGCCATAAGAGCCCCGACGACTGCTGACTTCGCGAAGATGTAATCACCCAGCCTGTCGCATGGCCAGAACACGGCCATGAATGGGGATGTGAATCCGCTGCTTTCCTTGACTGTCTTGCAGTCTGTGTACTTGGTCGCGGATGATGTGCTCAGATCCACCAGGGCCATCGCCTTGAAGACGCCGTTGATGTTGGCAGCCTTTGCAGCCAGGGCTA